TTCAAATCTCGTCGGTCGCACCAGGTAATTTTATTTACTTTAAATCTCTTTTAAGCTTATAGTCCGGGGAGATAAAAAGAAATCAATAAATTTCAATATCTCTTTTAAACTCATCTTTTTGATTATCGATAAATTTGACATATCGGTTATAGACCATTTCCGTGCTACTATGACCCAAAAGCCTTGAAAGCTCATAAGGGCTGATATTGGTATTTTTTAAAATATTCGTAGCATATGTATGGCGCATAACATAAAGTTTACGATACGGAATATTTAAAGACTTAAGTAAAGGCTTCCAGCAGTAGCGAGTAAAAGAAAAATCAGTATTATAAGGCTCACGATATTGATTAACAAACAAATAATCGGTAAAAGTAAAAATACAATAATATTCCAAATCGCGATATAGGGCATCAACTATAGGAACCTGCCTTATACTGCCCGAAGTTTTGGGACTATTTTCGCCAAATTTAGACCGAGAAAGTTTAACGTATATGAGCCTTTTATCAAAGTCGATATTTTCTTTCTTAAGCGCTAAAATTTCACCTGTACGCATACCGGTATAAAAGCCAAGCTTTAAAAACATTTGAAACTTCTTAGAATAGCACTCGGATGCCTTAAGAATTATTCTTACTTCAAAGTCGGTAAATGGCTTAATTTGAGGCTTAACTAGCTTGAAATTCTTTAAAAAATCAATAGGATTGATACTTATGGCCAAGTCATACTTAGCAAGTTGAAAAATTTGATTCAAACAACTTTTATAATCACGCAAAGTCTTAGCGCCTACTTCCTGTTTCATCTGAGAAAACCACAACCTAAGTTCACTTGCTTTTATGCTCTCTATCTCTCTATCATTTAAGAAATTAAGCCTTTTTGTAACAATACTTTCATACTTGAAGCAGGTAGAAGGTTTCCATTCATTCATACCGATATTAAGAAACATATCGGCAAAGTACTTAAATTTCATCATTCATCCTTTCAAAACGGATACGGTATAAGCCCTTGATTAGAGTATTTGAATATCAAATTATCCATATCCTCATATGCGTGCTCGCTAAAAGGTCTAATATGATTTTTCAGACGCTGTAGAAAACCGCGCTCGATCATCTCATTTTCAAGTAAGGCATAATCGACGATACCGTTAATATCGCTTTGCAGCATCTGATTGTAGTTATCGCGCCAATAAAGCTTAAGCCTCTCATCGCTCATATCTTTCCAAGCGGTGCGGAATATCTTGTATGGGTCATAATAAACTGGTTTAATACCGCTATTATAAAAACTTTGAATAGATTTTAACTCGTGAGGTTGGATTTTACCGCAAGAATTTATCTTAATTTTGCCTTGCTTAACCCATAAATCACCCAATTCATTATCGCATATCAAAATAGGTTTTTTATTCTGAATATCGCAAAGAACGCTAATAAGACCACTATTATAATTTTTTGTCAGCTCGATAAGACCAATACGTCCATTAAGCTTACGATAAATTTCAAGGCTAATAAAAGTCTTTGACATCGTAACACGACGTATTTTATGCTTCAAATACCAGAATGAAATATCGCTCAAGCCGTCAATACTAGGATTATCACGCAAATCATCAAGAGTTTTGAAAATATATTTCATAATATAGCCCGTAGCATTATTGATGTCAGTTTCTATGCGGTTTTCATCAGATATAAAACGCCTTTGAATAGCGGCAATAACGCGGTCTTTAAAATCTTTAGAAATAAAAAGAAGCAAATTTATATGACAAGTGCCATCCTTATGAGGCTCCTTAGTAGTAATATAGCACCGATCCTCGGCTGAAATCTCACGCATAACAACGGAATTCATCAGACCTCTAATAATTTTTTGAAGCTTATCGGCACCAGCAGAAACACTATGCGCATCATCATCAACAAAATTATCGTTTCGAACAAGCCTAAAACCGCCATTCTTAAGGTTTATAGCCCTTTTGCGATGGTATGAGCTCGGAAGCGTAAAAACACAAAATATAGGCTCCAACCTACGCTCCTTTGCATACATCTCAAGCGATGATACGCGGTTGTTAAGCTCGGCAATATAACGCGCGGGATTGTGCCACGAGCTAAAGTAAAAAGACGACAATGGCACAGAGGCGCCATCATCAAAACCAATAAAATGCTCATCAAGATACTTCTTTTGTCCTTTTAAACGATCGGAAAGATAAATTCTATCTTGTTTTGTTATTCCATACATTCTCAAAATCCTTTAATTTTGAAAGCTACACATAACTATTATATTTAGTCAAGAGGCACGCCTTCGCTCGGCGCGGGGCGCCTCGCTAGGCGTGCAACCTTGCAACCTTATAAAGCCTCTATCGTTAAAGTAACGACGGACTTTTGAACGACCTTTTGTTTAATCGAAAAAAGATATTGGATAATAGGAATATCCTTTAAAAGGGGAATACCATTACGATACTCATAAGCCGTTTCTTTATTGATTCCACTTAATACTAAAATTTCACCTTTGTTAATTGAATAACTTGATTTTAGCTCTTTTTTGGACGTTTGAGGGGTTAAAGTAGTTTCGTCCAAAATATCTTCAACAACCAAATCTAAATCAAAATCTATATGGTCTTTGAGTATAGTAGGAGTAATAGAAATTTTTAAACCGACATCTTTATAATCATAAGTATTTTGGGTAGTGGTAGAAGCATTGGAATAAGTAGAAGTATTTTTAAGATAAGGAATATTTTTAACAGACGAAAAATAAACGGGAGTGCCATTTTTGGCAACAAGATAGGGGGATTGTTTGATTGAAGTAACGTCATTTTTAACCAATAAATTTAAAACGCCGTAAAAGCCTTTTTTCTTAGTGGTGACGATATTAGTTTCGGCGGTGTAAGGCATAGTTATAAGATTTACAAAATAATTAAAATCTGCGCGGGTTACAACATCGGCAAGAGAATTTAGATTTGTTCCTATATTTTCAGCGTTATTAAGATTGGTTTCCAAAATAGTGAGTTTAAAATTTACTTGTTCTAATCTCTTATCCGAGCGCTGCGCAAAATCTATAATATCATTGTAATCGTCATCGCTTGCCTTGAAAACAACAGAATTGGTAGATTTTATATATTCAACATTAGAAACGGTGGAGTTTAAATCGTTTGAATCAGTAGTCGATTTAATAATCTTGGATACATCGTCAAAGGTATTATTCTTAAGCTCAAGATAACGAAGCTTAGCCTTAGGGGTTAAAGTGCCGTTATTATCAAGAGCTTTATTTTCTACGTAGTAAAAATCACTATTTCGCACGAGTCTTAAACCTTTAACTTCTATCGCTTTACGAAAAAGAGATATAGAAATTTTAGTTTGTTTATTGGTGTAAAAATAGAAATCATTAGGGTTAATATCGTCAGATATAAGAATATCTGTATTTGAATTTATGCTAGCGAGATTAGCAAATTCTAATAAATTTAACTTGACCTCACTTGCTAAAAGCAGATTTAACGACAGAACTAGTGCTAAAAGAATCCTTTTCATTTTTCACTTCCTTTTTTAAATTTTCAAAAATAGGCTTATCAAAATAAGCATAAATTTCTAAAAAGCCTTTAGTATCGCTTTTGTATTCGACATAAATAGGCTCAACTTGAGAGATCATAAGCGAAAAGTATTTATAAGTGAAAGGAGCATAACCATCTATCACGCAATCAGTGTATATGCACCTTATAAAATATGAATACTGAATTTGAGCCATAGAAACATTTTTATCAACCGAAACCGCAGTATTTCCATAAATTTGATTAACAACAACAGGGGAAGTAGAAATCGAACTAACTTTATGAGTGCTTTTATCGCTAGCATTAAAATAATCTTTGAAAAATAAAAATAATACAACAATTAAAAAAATAAGGAAAAAAGATACTAAAAAATAATACTTAATAAGACTTTTATGTTTCGTTTCATCACCACTATGGTAAAGTTTATAAATTTCAGGGTTAAATTTAAGACTTACACCGCCGCCGACGACTATATCACGCTTTTGATACATTGTAGGGCTGTTAAATAATACATACCGTAAACGACTGGAAAAAAGACGTTTAGAGCCGTCAACTGCCTTATAAAAAAATTCAGCAATCTTTTTATAAGCACTATCGACGAGGCTTAAATTTTGAGTAATAAGATAAATATCTTGATAAAGATGACGATGATAGGTAAGCCACCAAATCAAAATTTTATCACCTTTCTGACTAAAAATAGTTGAATGACATTCATCGATTACGATCAAAACATTACATAAATTTAGCTCCTTTGCGTGTTTTATAAGCTCGGTATCATCTACCTTTGATTTGTAATAAGAATAAAGAACAGAAAGATTGGCTTTAAATTCATCAATATCAAGTTTTTTAATTTTATCAGACTTAGAAAAATCAAATTCATTAATATTCGTATAGGCACAACGATAATTTTTCTTATTGCTCTTTGGATGCGGATCTAAAAAAGTCGGCTTAGGCTCACGAATGAAATATTCATAGAGCTTATTAACAGCGAAATAAGTCTTACCAGAACCAGGATTACCGACGATATACGTTAAGCTCATTTCTTAAAGAACCTTTTGCCGTTTTTAGACTTAGAATTTGAGCTATACAAAAGCGCTGTTTTAAAAACAGAATCATATTTAATAAAGGCAATTTTAGAAAGAGCCTTAAGAGCATAAATCGCAAAAACACCAAATAAAAAAGGCGCGAAAACGTTAAAAGTTGAAGCAAGAGCTTCAAAAAAGCCAATAGTTTTTAAAACTGCGAAAGCAACGCTTAAAAGCTCACCATTTGGATTAACGATAGCATTATTCAAAGTATTTATACCATTGGATAGGAAAGAATATACGCTATAAGCAAAACGGAAAAAAGCACCTATAAATGCAATAAAAGCAAGAAAAAAAGCAACTTGATAAGCACGAACGATAGGTATAGTCCAATTTTTAGAAAAAAGATTGAAAAAATACAAAAAAACATCCACCAAACCCGAAAATAACCAACCAAGAATAGCAGGCATATCTAACTCCTAAAGGCATAAAGTAAAATTTTATAGGCAGACCACATAAAACCTACAAGGAAAGCCAAATAAAACATAAAATACAAAGGATCACGCATAGGGGCTAAGACAGCACATAAATCCCAAGTAACATCTTTCGCTTCGATATTAGTGCCACTAAATTTACGAGTAACAGGGCAAGTTTTAGGAACAGAAGGACTATTAAGCTTAGGAATAGATTTCCCATCGCCTAACATATCCTTAAAGCCCTTTAAATCGCCAATAAGCCCATCAAAGGCTTTAAATTCGCCCTCTAAAGAACCGAAATAATCCTCATTGTCGCCATCGCCTATGCCAGCTTGAAAATCACCTTTACCTACACCATCATTGTTATTACCGCTACCACTATGACCCTTATCGCCTTTACTACCATTGTCCTTACCCTTACCATTATTATTGGGATCATCTTTAGAATGATTAGAGCCCGGCTTATCAGGGTTTTTAGTTTTGTTATTATCCCCTATAGTGATATTGCCGCTAGAGCCTTTTGAATTATCATCACCAGTAGTAGAGCCATCCCCCTTGCCATCGCCTTTACCAGAGCCGCCGCCTTTATCTTTATCCTTGTCCTTGTCCTTATTTTTATCTTCCTCTTTTTCCTTATCAGTCTTAGCGCTATTTGAATCGGCAGAATTCTTATCCAAAGTGTCTAAATCAATCTGAGTAAAATCATCAAGATTTAAACCAGAACACATAGCATCGCCAGCAGCGCTTTTATTAACTCGAATAATACCGACGGTGCATTTTGCGACACAAGCATAATTTGCAACAATAGTATCAGGTGCTTGATTTATGCCGACAATAGTGTCACCTTTATCATAAAATCCCTCAAATTTACCCGAAATTTTACCGCTAGATTGAGTAACTTTAATTTTCTTATCGCCGTCACCGTGAGAGCAAAGGCAAGAAAAACGCTGCTGCAATATCTCAAAATCCGCGCAAGACGAAACGCATCGATTTTCAAAATTGAAAGTGCCACTTTTGCATATGCAAGATTTTGTTTCAGAATCATATTGAGTATTTTCAGAACAAGGCTTACAGGTATTAGTTAGCTTGTCCAAAACATTAGGAGCGACACAAATAATTTCAGCGCAGGTTTTGTAATCAGGATCATAAATTTTACCTGCAGGACAACCAGTTATGCACTTGTTTTGTGATTTATCCCAAACTTCGCCTTGAAAACAAACCTGACACTGCTCGATAGAAGTATTGAAGTTGCTACCATCAGGGCAAGAAAAAGTATCGGAAACCAAAGTATAAAAAGAGAAAACAGCACTATGAGTAACTGAAACTCTACCTTTGCTATAAGCAAAATTTTTATCTAAAGTAGCACCTTCGACACCAAAATAGAAATGATAAACATCAGGTAAAGAATATTCATAAATATAAAAAGCTACGCCAGAAATAACAAAACTAGTAGTAGGAACAGGAAAATCACCGGAAGTAGAAACAATACGACGTCTTTCATTCATAAACTTAACAATCTTGCCATTATCAAGGCTAAAATAAGAATAATCACCATTGGAATTCAAATATTTACCATTAAATTCGACTATTTTATATGAACGTTCCAAATTAATACGCTGAAATTCTTTCACATCTAAAAAAGGCTTAAGGCAATTAATATAATCTTTACAATCCGAATTATCATAGGCGAAAAGGCAGTGAAACGAAAGCGACAACAACAAAAGAGCTTTAAATTTAAGCATTTCACCCCCTTTCAGATGAATAAAAGCGGCTAGACAGACGCCAAACGCTACGCGATACACGCCTTGGAGGCGTGGGCTTGATGCGTGCACTAAATTTCATTTCGTAAGACGAAATGAAAAGCGCGCATCAAGCTAAAAAAGAAATTTCAGACATCATTTAAAAAATTTAATCATCAAAACAGAAACGGCAAGCATTACGGGCACGATAGAGATAATCACATAAACAAAAATACTAAAAAATAAATCAAAACTCGCAACGCCCGTAATATTCAAAACAGAATTCATACTATCAACCAGAAATTTTGCTAATCGTCAATACAATAAACAACAATATCAAAGAGCCAAGCGTAATAGCAGTCGCAGCAAATAGCACGTTTAGCATTTCGTCACTAAGCCCAACATCTACCGATCGTATCGTAAGCATTCTATACTCTCCGCAAAGCTTCTATTCCGACTAGAGCAGCTTTGACAACGAAAAGCGCAACGACGAAAACGCCAAGCAACGTCTGACAAGCTAGAACTAGCGCGGACAAATCGAACGAAACCATACGACACCTTTTTTCTATTCAAAAAAACCTACCTCCCGAACACACGGGAGGTAGGAGCAAAGACACTAAATTTTGCGGAACTGACGCAAAGCTAAACCGATAGCGGCAACGATAGCAATCGCGGTAACGATAATGCCGATAGCAGAGTAGAAATACGTAAGATCAAACGTTCCAGTAAATCCATTGTCCTTGGAAAACGTAACGTCCGCGGAAGCGGTATCCACGCAAACAATCGAAGCAGCAGCAACGACACCTAAAACCTTAGCTTTTGAAGTTTGCAAAAACCCTTTAAATTTACTTGCAAATCCCATAACAAGCTCCTTTTTTAAAATTTGCGCCTAAAAGACACATAAAAACTTATAAGCGAAGCTTTTATGTATTTTCTAGGTTTTGGTGCGGGCGGAAAAGGAAGTGAAAACCCAACCGCCCTAGTAGTTTTTTGACTTGCCTAGGTCAGAACCTCTTAAAAGTCCTATTTTTTAGAAGCAGCAACCGTAGGAGCCGCAAAAGGCGACTTATCGAAAATTTCAACTTGGATATCCTCGGCAACGATAAGAAAATTACCCCTTTGACCAGCAGAAATAAAGCGATATGGAATTCCGACAAATTTATCTTTAAAAGCTTGCCATTTTTCACGCTCCGTAATAGGTAAACGCAAAATTTCAGTATCTTTGACCTTGTAGCCCTCAAGATCGTGAGAGGAGTAAGTAACGGTAACTTCAAGCATTTGAGTAATTTCGCCAGTTTGGCGATTTGTATTTTTGACGGGGCGAACTTCGTCAACAAGCCCTATAAGGTAGGTAATCACAATAAAGCTCCTTTAAGGAAAATTTCGTCAAGCTTTTGGATTTAACGGGGGCGGAGCTTATAACCACCCCCAAGCAGTTTAAAGACGTGCCCGGGTCTGAAACTCTAAAAAGAATTTCGCAAATATTTAGCAAAAATAAGCTAAAATATTTTTGGACTTTTAAAATATATTAAACATTCTGTTTATATGTCTAAAATATTTAAACACATTATACAAAATAATTTAGACATTGTCAATAGAAAAAAGGAAAAATTTTGACAATACGAGAAATTTGCGAATATATAAATATCACGACACCCACACTTTATAATTGGAAAAGAGAAAAACCAAATTTATACAATATAGTAATGAATTTTAAAAATGAAAATTCAAATAATTTTAGCAAAGCAGAACAAGAAATAATAAAACTATTTAGAAGCCTAAACGAATTAGAAAAAGAATTTTACCTAAGCGATATAAAAGCTAGAGTATTAAAAAAGCAATTGGAAAAATAAAATGTGGCTTTTTATAATCCTTCTTATTATAATAATACCATTTTTGCTACTTTCTTTAATAGCAGACCAATACTCGAAAACAGATCATAAGAATTTTGAATATAAAAAAGACTGGAAACCTAAATATAAAAAAGATTACCAAGAACAAACAAATAAAGAAAAAGGCGATGAATATGAATTTTATATAGGTAGATTATTCAAAGAACACGGTTATAAGGTATATTACAAAGGAATAAACGAGGGATACTTTGACGAGGGAATAGATCTAATATGCTATAAAGGAATTGAAGTAGTATTAGTTCAATGCAAAAACTGGAAAAAGCAAGCCGATCTAAATAGCGTTAAAAAATTTGTATATAATTGCAGAGAATACGAACAAAAAAACTATATAAAACTAAAACGAAAAAGCATAAGAAAAATTTTCGTAATATCAAATCCTTACAAAAATAAAGAAATACGCGAATACCTAAAGCAAATCAATAACGAAATAGAATTTTTTAATGTCGCACTGCAACATTATAGAAAAATCTACTAAATCCCATTAAGCTTCAAATTCGCAGCCTCGCTTAAAAATTGGGATCTGTTGCTCGTAACCTTGTCGATAGCATTAAGCAAAGATTGCGAAAGGCTTAAATTTACACGGACTTTCTTATCGTTTGGCTCTTTAATGAAATCATTATTTGCAAGCATAACCTCTAAAGCACCATCAAAAGCACTTTTTACGTCTGCTATTGCTTCTGCTTCATTTTCGCCGTCACCCATAATATAAGGAAAGTCCTTATATCTTGCAAAGTATCCGCCACCCTCGTCATCGGTAAGTTTTCTTACGATTATTTCGTAAGGCAAATTTAGATAATAACTTTTATCTTTTTTCATTTCTTTTCCTTTTTCAATGCTTTTAAAGCCTCTATAACGTAGATAACTTTCATAGGTCTTTGCCTTGATATAGTTACCAAATCCCTGCCGGGTTTTCTAAACTGCCAATGCGACGAGCCATTGTTTGTAGCAATATAACCGGCATTTTCAAGCAGTTTTTTAAGTGTTTCAAACCTTACATTCTTGGGATTATTTTCCAAATCCTTGATTAATTTATCGTCTTTACTCATCTTTTAAACTTTCGTGTGTAATTATACACAAGAAAGATTAATAAAATTTTAAATGCGTAGAATAAATTCAAATCTCGTCGGTCGCACCA